CTTCTATATAATCTGCTTGTTCCCATAGCCAAAACTGTTTTTCTCTGAGATATTTTCTATCTTTTAGAATATTAGTGTTTTCTGGATGACCAAAAATGTTAGGATCGGACTGACCCCAAATGACATATCCATACTTTTCTATATCCCAACAAAAATGCTGAAAGAAACTATCCACGGTAATCCAAGTTTTACATTGTAAAACAAGTTCTCTCAACTCATCAAGAGATAGATTTTTACGAAAATCTGCTACTAGCTGTTGTTCACCTTCAACGCCGACTTGGATTATTGGATCTTTTATAAGTTGTATTAGTTCATTCCAATAGGGATAATTCTTTGGATTGTTTTTACCATTTCTTAATTTTTGTGCATAAGGTGCAATTAAAATAAAATTTTCCATTTTTCTTTCAAATAATTTAAGTTTTTTTCCAATATTTTCCGTCTCTCTTCTGTATTTTTAAACGATCCTTCACCAGTATGCCATAACGGATAGTCTGATAGAAAACGTTGATTAGCATGATCTTCGATTCCCTTGGCTATGTTGACTAATTTGTAATTATTATTTCTTATACGAATGCAATAGTCAACGTCTTCGAAATATCCTGGACTATACTTTTCATCCAATAAGCCAATTTCATCAACTAAGCTTCGCCTAAAAGCAACAAAATAGAATGGTAGGAACGAAATGGTATTGAATACAGTCATAAAATCCATTCCTGTGATACCAACATGAGGATCTTTTAGAGGCTCTAATAATTCATTAATCCAATAGTTTTTTTCTTTATAATCTAAAATTACACAATCTGTATTAATTAGAATAATGTTTTCACCAGAAGACAGTTTAATCCCTTTATTTACAGCCTTTACGAAACCAAGAGGCTCATTAAACCAGACCAGTCTAAAGTTACTTCCATAATTTAATACTAAATCGGCACTTTCTCTGTCACTACCGTTACAAATTACAATGACTTCGATATCATCCAAATCTGTATTTTTGATAATACTATCAATACAAGATTTCAGTAAAGTGTAAGGTTTATATGCTGGTATTATTATTGATGCTTTCATTTTGTACATTATATAACTTTCTATATGCGTTTTCTAAAGAGTCTTTCCAATTCCATTGATCCATTTTCGCATAGACATTATATTTTTCTATATCACCAAACAAAGCCATGGCTTCGCCTATGCTTCTCCCTGGTATAATTTGAGGATAACAACTGAATACTACTGGGTTTTTAATGTCTTTTAATACACGTTTAAAAACTATGTGATCACCCATACCACCATTTAATACAACAACCGTGCTCTCCGAAAGACCAATTATGTTTCTAAAAATCTTTTCGTCATGATCATAGAAGTTTACATCATTTTGACTTCTAATACCACCTGATGGATTTTTTGTATGCCAAGTAACAGCATCTGGTACAACTAATAACTTATATCCCTTCTTCTTTAGTTCATATGAAAACAGAGTCTCTTCACGATGAGCAACTTTAGTTAGTGCTAAATTATAGTCTACTATACCTGCTCTATATAGAAAAGAACAATGTAAATGCTCTACTTCTTTTACTTCTGAAACATAGTTCCATTGAATGTTACTCTCATGATCTATGTCTTCAATTTTTCCTGTTGATGCTTGTGTATTAAAGAAGTGTCCAGGTATTATAACAGAACCTGCGATTGCTCCTACGTCATCGTCAATATACTTGCATAAATTTTCAAGAACGTTTGCTTCTGGAAAATTATCATCATCGATTCTCCAAACCCAATCATAGTCAAACTTATTTGCTGTTTGATGATTGAAATGCTGACCTTTCTTTTGTCCAAAAATAACTTCCCATGATATCTGTTTACTTTCTAACAGAGAAAATAAATTTTGATATACATGATTGTTTCTTAAATCTTTTGGGTCATCATTGTCATCAAAAATTACTAGTTTATCAACTTTTTTCGTTTGCTGAATAACTGATAAAATTGCTAAAGGTAACGTTGTTTCGTATCTTCCTTTAGTTGATATTGAACATAATATTCTCACTTAAACGCCTCAACAGTCAAAAATAAATGAACGGTATAATCCATAACATATTTAGAAGCTGGTGGTAGACGATTAACGTGTTTAAAACCAGCCCAACTTAGATTAACTCTTAATTGATTTTCGGTGAATAAAAATTTATGTGTCTGACCTGGAACCCATGGATGTGCAAAAAAATGTCCATATAACGTTACTCGCCAATCTTCAATCGGCATTACTGGTGTTCCTTCTACGAATGACCGACAAGTTTCAAGAAAATCTGGAGTTTCAAGATATAGTCTGCCGCCTGGTTTTAGAACTCGATACCATTCCTCAAGCACATCTTTAATCTCAAAGAAATTAAAATGTTCTATGATATGAAATGCTTTTATCTCATCAACTGAATTGTCTGGATAAGGTAGTTTTTGAACGTCAAATCGCACATCACATTTTGCGGTATCTGGTGCATATAAATCAACGTTGATATAATCATCACCATAATCATGCCCACACGCTAAATGTAGTTTCAACTTATCTAACATTTTGTGTTTTTGTTTCAGTAAAGGCAACTTAGAATTACCTAAACTGGCTTGACTATCATTTCGCACAAGATATTGAACGCTGGTTGATTCTTTATTGATAAACGTAAATTGTTTTTCATGTAAACGAATCCACATATCCCAATCTTCTACACTATTCAGATTATCATCGAATTTATTATCAATAAAACATTCTTTGTCAGCAAGAACAGAAGATATCCATATGAAATTGTTATGTAATAATTGTTTACCAACGAAAATATCTGGAATAGGTATATTGACTGGAAGAACAACGTTTCCAGCATTATTGATAAACGCTGGCTTAGAATAGATAATATTGCTATTCTGTTTTGCGTCTAGACTCTGTTTCAGATGATCCGGCGCCCAAATATCATCTGAATCTAAGAATGCAATCAGATCACAACCATCTGCGATTGCCTTTTCGATCAAAAAGTTTCTGCCATAACTTTGACCTTTTTTGGCTTCACCGCGAAAAATAATCAAGTTATCTACATCAGAAATTTCTGTGATTTTTTCAAATCCATCATCACTAGCATCATCATATATGTAATGAGTAACATTATTAACAGACTGAATCTTTACACAATTTACAGCATTGAAAATGTGATTGATATCATTGTGGATAGGAGTGATCACTCCTATTTTTTTATCATTTTGTAATTTCATTATTTTCCAATTCTCATTCAATAGTTTAGCGAGTTTAAACTTGTTAGATACAAATATGTAGTCCCAATCTTTTACAAGGTCTTTATCGTGAACAGTACCTTCCCCAAAATGATAGATTGGAAAATTGCCACCATAATATTTTTGATTTAACTTTTGATTTTCAGAAACTTGATGTATAGTGAATCCATTTTTCATTGCTCTTACACAGAACTCTATGTCTTCACCTGAACCAGTTCCAAAATCTTCATTCAATAGACCAATTTTATCAAATACTTTTCTATCAATCATAACACAGAAAAATACAGCGAACTGTTGATGAACTACCATAGAAAATTCTTTTACAACACCTGATATTCCACAAGAGGGATTTTCAAATGATGATTCAAGCATTTGAAGCCATTGATTCTTAAACTGATTCAATAGCTTAGTATCATTATTCAACAAAATAATTTTATCATAAACTGCTTCTTTGATTCCAGCATTCGTTGCTTTCGGATAACCCAAAGGATCATCAGACCAAACAAGTTTTATTTTACTGCCATATGTGTATTTTAGTTCATTGACGTAACTTCTAGTATTGTCTGTGCAACCGTTTGCGGATATAATTATTTCAATATCTTCCAAAGAAGAATGTTGAAGAATTGATTCTACGCAGGGTTTGAGAAAGTCGTCGCAATGATTATATGTTGGAATTACAATGCTGTATTTCATCTTTTTGTCAAAGTCACTTGTAAATCATTAATAGATTGAAGATAATGTTTAACAGCAAATTGTTGCCATTCAATGTTGCGTACTGTTAAATCGCTATCTAAAGCATATCCATAACTATAATCAAAATCACAGTTGATATTGTAATGCTTTAGTTTGTTGTCTTCCATCCATTTCTTGTTGAAGTATAAGAATGATGCTTCACAAACTGGTGGCCATTGATGAGTGGGATCTTGAATCGCTCTCATACTCGACCAATATGGAACTACAATAATTAATTTTGATGACTTTTTCAGAATGCGATAACATTCTTCCATAAATTTAATTCTTTGAGGACCATTAAGATGTTCAAAAAAATGATTACAAACAATTTCATCAACAATTTCATTATCGATTGGCCATGGAAATTGTGTTAAATCAAATACAAAATCTGTTACATCTGTTTTTACAATATCGATACCAAAGAAGCCTTCTTCTTTTCTATCACCGCATCCCAAATCCAGTTTAAATGGAACGTTTTCTGGAACTTGAATTTTGCTTACCATACTATATCCTCCTCAATCGAATAATGACCAACTAATACTGAACAATCAACCGCACATCTATATCCACGTTTTCTAGCATGAGTCCAAAAATATAAATCTTGAGTAGCAACACCCTCTTGCTGACTTGCTGTTGTTTTAAACCAAGGTTTTTCTAATTTTGGATCTTTGAATATATCAAGTCGCCATGCACTAAAACCCATACCGATCCCATTACACTCCACCAGTTCACCGGGCACGGGTGGTTGAGGTTTGAAATTCATTGGAAATTCTTTTGGATTACCCCAGATTTGTGGCTGACCATTTTCGCCTTTTGTAAAATACAAACCACTAATTGCTGCATATTCGGGGTGATCTTCCATTTTCTGCAACAATTTTAACACACCGTCTGGTGGTATCACATTATCATGTTCTATTGTAATAATGTACTTCCACTTGGAAAGATCGGAATGATTTAATATTGCCTGAATGGTATCTGTATATGCATTACCAACTTCCATACCCATTGCAAACATTTTTGCAACTTTTTGATTTGGTGGAAAAATAATATTCCACCAACTTGCAACTGCTTTAGTTGGAACTGTACCGAGTGCGGGAATTATGATAATAGAAGATAAATCTTTATACGCTTTATCTTTTTCAAGTCTTTCGATTGTTGTTGTTAAATCAAAAGAATGTTTACCACCAGCATAACTGCTGATAATTTGTGGATCCATAATAATTTCTCCAATTCAAAATCTAATTTTATATGAATGTATAATTAGTATTTAGTAGTTGATAAAAGGGTCTTGGATTACTTGCAGAAGCACTTATATTTGTAAATGCAACTGGACTGTTGAATCCAGTTGCATTAGTTGTGAAAGAACCTAAACCTGGAACAAAAGAATTTGGTAATGTATTACCGGGTCGTTCAAAGTTAACAGTCACATTTTGCCCTAGAACAAATGACATATTTAAAGCCTGAGCACTACTACCTACCCATCTACTTGTTGTATCTGCTGTAAATGAAGATGCAGAAGTCCCCCACATATTAACAAAGTATTCTCCAGCCGTAAATGTCGAACTTATCTCATGTGGAACAATTAAATTACCAAAATAAGCACTAACTCCACTCGTCTGCAAAGTAAATCTTGTTGCACTTGTGGTATATGACCACGAAAATGATTCTGTTCCAGAAGCAACTGGATACGTTACTCTTGCCGTGATTGAAAGAGAGTTAACACCAGCATTTCCAGAAACAGAAGATTGTAAAGCAAAAAAATTAGAATATGTTCTGTGTGAATACAAACTTTGATTTTGTGTGCCTGTACCTTGAGTATAAATTGCACCATATACTCCTATACTAAAATCCCATCTTGCTGTTCTTGTAGATGCTGTATGAGTTGCATCCATTCTGGATGTTGATACAGACAAAGTAACAAATTGTCTTGCCTGATCCGCATTCAAAGGCGCAACGAATTGTGCCGGCGAAAAATATTGAGAATTTGACATTATGGCATTATTAACACCGCCGTCTTGTCCAACGGGCATTTCCCAATAATTTAATGCTGAAGGTGTGCCAGAATATCCAGAAATGCCCGAATAACCTGAAGTTCCTGAATAACCTGAGATTCCTGAATATCCTGATGTACCTGAATAACCAGAAACTCCAGAGTAACCAGAAAGACCTAAACCAGAATATCCAGAATAACCAGAATATCCAGATTGTCCTTCGAAATTCGAACCTAATAAACTACTTAATGTGGCCATTTATTTTAATAATTATTTTGTTAGTTTGTTATATTTATACTTCAGCCCACAGGCCATTGTAGTATTGGTAATTCTGTTTCGATTTCATCATATGAGGTTGGCATTGATCTTGTTCCTGCTAAAACTTCATCTAGTATTTGAAATAATTTATCCCAAGTTTGTTCTCTTGCTTCAACACAATAACGACCTTCCGGACCATATTTTTGGTGTTGACTTGTCGCATAAGAACAAGCACTAACTATGTTATCATATCCACGAGATTGTGCAAACACATCAAGACGTTCTTTAACTTGTATAACTATCTCATTTGTAACCTGTTGTCTTTTATCTTCAATCTCATTTACGGTCAACTCAACTATAGACCAAACTTGTGTCCAAATTCCATTTATTTGAGTTGGTACACTTTCAATTATTTTTTGAGTCATTACATCATAATTTGGAGATGGTGTTGTGGTAACTGGAAAAACATTCCATTCTGCCAGCAGCGACACAGTAGGAGAAGCCGGAAAAGAAACTTTTGGATTATCTCGCCGCAAATCGATTGCGTTATATGGGTATTTTTGCACAACCCCATCGTGCGCTAGAATGTATAGACTCATGACAACTCCGCTAATTGTTGTTCGATTACAGTCATGATAACTTTTGCTTTTTTCTGCTCAAGAATCTCAGTCTTCAACAATTGATTTAGCTGATCTGCAAAAGATTCAAGATCCGGATCATAGTTTATTCTCATATATTCAATCGCTCGATGATAGTTATCAATGTTGATCTGATAACCAAGAACTTCATGTTTACGTTGTTCAAGTGCGGAAAGAAGAATTTGTTTTTTCATATTTTCAATACTCAGGAGAAAAAGTTACAAATCGACCGATACCAGTTGGTAAAGTTGCAGGGTCTGCATATTTAGATCCAAAACCTGATGCATTGGTCCAATCATACACTAAAACATATGGACTTGAAGAATATGATAAAGCTATCAATTTACCATCTGAAGAAAATCTAGCATTACTTACGGTGTCAATCGGCGCCGAAGAAGGATTGGAGTATGCGGTACCGAAAGCACCAGTCCATGAATATGCATAAACGAATGGAGTATCATTTGTAGTCCACACTACAACATCGCTGTTAGGTGAAAACGTGCAACCAAGTCCTTGAGCAATACCTGTAATTGGTGAAACAATCGCAGTACCAAAACCACTAGACCAAGGATACACACGAATATATCCTTGATCGCTATGCGAGACAGCCAAATAACTACCATCTGGAGAAAACTCAGTACCTCGTGCATTCGTTGGTGGAACAGATCCTGGGTTAGCGTACTTTGTTCCAAATCCACTACTACTCCACGGGTATGCGTAAATTCTCGGGGTTTGTGTACCGCCGGTTAAGGCAATATCATTACCTGATGGTGAAAAACTAACTTCTCGTTTTCCGGTACCACTAGATGTTGGAATAGTTCCAGGATTTGAAAATTTAGTTCCAAAACCGCTGCTACTCCATGCGTATGCCGCAACAAAAGGAGTATTGTCATGTACAACTGCGATTGCATCACCGCTTGGTGAAAACTTAGCACCTCGACCAAATCCCGCTGGTACTGTTCCAGGATCACTAAATTTAGTTCCAAAGCCTCTATTCCATGGATATACGGAAACGTAAGGCGATGCATCATGTGCTATAGCGATATAAGCACCGTCTGATGAAAAATCGACGGATCTACCAACCCCTGTCGGCAATGTAGATGGATCTGAATATTTTGGTCCAAATCCGCCTAACCATGGATATACCGAAATGTAAGGAGAAACGTCATGTGCAACAGCGATATCAAGTTGCTTTGAAGAAGTACCAGACAACATTCGCGTCAACATCAGGCATTTCCCACTCGGGCACCATAAACTTGAGTACCCACTTTCCATAAAATAATTGCAGTATATCCTGTTGTGTTAAGTGTCGGAGCATTGCCAGAATCAGATTTCCAAACAACACCAGAACCTCCCCAAGTGGCGTCAGTCCAAGTTAATGTATATGCAGTACCATCGTCTACCATTAATGTTACAGACTCTCCTGCTGCAAAATTTGTACCTTTTGGTGTTCTACTTGCTCCTAGTGTAATTAATTGAATTGATCCATTTCCTGGATCAATTTCAAACGCAGCACCATCTGTAATTGTGTAAACATCTTCAAGAATTGCGCCAACAATTGCTGGATCCGTCAAAGTTTTATTTGTTAATACTTGTGAATCAGTAGTTCCTACAATATCACCTGTGGGTGATGTTTTTGATGTTGTCCATGCACTACCTGTAGATACTGGTATACCTGCACCAGGATAAGGAACAGATACACCAGAATAACCAGAAGTACCAACTGAAGCAAACACTTCCCAAGTAGTGCCATCATATACAAATGTTACTGTTACTTGTGGTATGTCTAGAAGTAAATCTTCAGAAAGACCTTCAATCGTGCTTCCATTACGACCAACTGTTAAATTATTAGTAGACCAGAGCGCACCATCGTAGAACGAAACTCTATCGCCAATAGACGGTGTTGCTGGTAAGTTTATTGTGAATGCGCCACCAGATGTGTCTGCGATAATATTGTCGCCACTAACAGCAGTATATGTTGTGGTTTTTCTTGTAAATACCAAACCATAACCCGAGTAACCCGATCTTCCAGAATATCCAGAAATGCCAGAGTAACCTGAAATGCCTGAGTAACCTGAGTATCCTGAGATACCAGAAGCACCCGAATAACCCGAAATACCAGAATATCCTGAGATACCCGAAGCTCCTGAGAAACCGGATTGTCCAGAATAACCAGAAATACCAGAATATCCTGAGAATCCAGAATAACCAGAATATCCAGAAATACCTGAGTAACCAGAATATCCTGATCTACCAGAATAACCACTTATTCCACTATAGCCAGAAATACCAGAGTAACCTGAGATGCCTGAGTAGCCAGAGATACCACTATAGCCTGAAATTCCAGAATATCCTGAGATGCCCGAGTAACCACTATAACCCGAAATACCAGAATAACCGCTGTATCCTGATCTACCAGAATAACCTGAAATTCCAGAATATCCAGAGATACCACTATAACCCGAAATTCCAGAATAACCTGAAATGCCTGAGAATCCACTATAACCAGATTGACCTGAGAAACCACTATAACCAGAATTACCTGAGAAACCACTATAACCAGATTGACCTGAGAATCCACTATAACCAGAATAGCCACTATAACCAGACAGACCTTGGTCTCCCTTATCACCAGTTCTGGCGAAAGTTATTAAAATGTCACTAGAATTCGTGAACGATGTATTTCCAGAGAGATATGAAACGGGTACTGTATACCATGTTCCGTTGTCGGTGCTGGCATTTGTTATCGCAAAGAATGTGAACACATTATTATCGGTTTTTAGCGATATTTTAATGTGTCCTTTGATGCTACTTGCACTATCATCAATTGTAGCAAGAAAACTCGAAATATCTTTAGAAGCATCATCAACATCATCAATATACAACGAAGTCGCTAAAGACAAATCTGTATTATTAAATCTTAACTTACCAGTTCCCGGATCTGATGCTGTGGTTGTAGTGTCAAACGTATAGTCAAAAGAAGCACCGCCAAAATTACCATCTTTACCACTATATCCACTTTGACCTGAGTAACCCGAGTAACCTGAGATGCCAGAATATCCAGAGATCCCAGAATAACCAGAAGATCCAGAGTAACCAGAAATTCCGGAGAAGCCCGAGTATCCACTTATGCCCGAGTAGCCTGATATTCCTGACCATCCGCTAAAACCAGATTGTCCAGAATAGCCACTTATTCCAGAATAACCACTATAACCAGAAATTCCAGAATATCCTGAGTAACCGGAAATGCCAGAATAACCACTTATACCACTATAGCCTGATCTACCAGAATAACCAGAGATTCCAGAATATCCAGATATACCTGAATAACCAGAGATTCCAGAATATCCAGATATACCTGAATAACCTGAGATGCCCGAATATCCAGAATATCCGCTTGTGCCACTATATCCAGAATAACCTGATATACCAGAAGCACCTGAATATCCACTTATTCCACTATATCCTGATATGCCTGAGAAACCAGAATATCCAGATTGTCCCGAATAACCACTGATACCTGAATGACCTGAATATCCTGATTGTCCGCTGTAACCAGAATATCCGCTGACACCAGATCCGCTGTAACCCGATAAGCCTGAGTAACCTGAAGTTCCAGAATAACCAGAATAACCACTAATACCAGATCCGCTGTAACCAGAAACTCCAGATCCGCTGTAACCGCTTATACCTGAATAACCAGATATACCGCTATAACCTGAATATCCAGAAATGCCTGAATAACCTGATCTACCACTATAACCAGAAATACCTGAATAACCACTTATACCAGAATATCCAGAAGTTCCAGATTGACCATACGCATACAATGAAGCATTAAAATAAGTTCCACTACCTGAACTATTGATATCTTGAGATGTTGTATTACCAGTATACGCTGTAACTTCTACATAATCTGTTGTACCATTAAAATAAACTAATGTAGATATGTTTTGACCGTAACCAGAACCAGTTAGAGTTTGAGTCTGATCGATTGCGAGTTGCGTCGTTCCGTTTTTTCTAAGCTGAATGTTAGTTTGATTATTTGAGACAGCAGCGGCATTCCACCAAACTGCAACACTAATTGCATAGTATCCCGCAATAGTTGGTTGAAACTTATTGGACGCAAACCAACCTTGTGGATCAAAGTCATCTCCGAATGTGACAATAGTATCTGAATTATTTGCTATTGTTTGAGTACCACCTTGTTTAGTGGCTCTTACAACATAATTTCCTGGTGTAAGCATACCACCGTCTTGCCCAGAGTATCCTGATATGCCTGAATAGCCAGAGATACCAGAGTAACCTGAAATACCTGAATACCCGCTATAACCGGAGATACCTGAGTATCCTGATCTTCCAGAATATCCGCTTATTCCGCTATATCCAGAAATTCCTGAGTAACCTGATATACCAGAGTATCCTGAATAACCGCTATAACCCGATACGCCAGAATATCCAGAATAACCTGAGATTCCAGAATATCCTGAATAACCAGAAATTCCTGAATAACCAGAAATTCCAGAATAACCTGATATACCAGAGTATCCTGAATAACCAGAAATTCCTGAATAACCAGAAATTCCAGAATAACCTGAGATTCCACTATAACCAGAATATCCTGATATTCCAGAATATCCTGATCTTCCAGAATATCCACTATAACCTGATATTCCAGAGTATCCACTATAACCTGATATTCCAGAGTATCCACTATAACCTGATATCCCGCTATAGCCACTTATACCACTATAACCTGAATATCCTGATATACCACTATAACCTGATATTCCAGAGTATCCACTATAACCTGATATTCCACTGTAACCTGAATATCCTGATATACCACTATAACCAGAGATCCCACTATAACCACTTATGCCGCTGTAACCAGAATAGCCACTAATACCTGAGTAACCAGAATATCCAGAAGTTGAATCGCCAGAATAACCAGATATTCCGGAATAACCAGAAGTGCCCGCAGGACCTTGAGTTGTTAATACGATTGTCGCATAATCGATATATGCTGCAATGTTTGCAACACCTGCTGTTACATGATATAGTTTTGTTTTTACTAGTCCACTAGAAATATATGCAGCATCATCAATAACATCAAATATATGTGATGCAAAAACTAATGATGTACCATTAAAAGTACCTATTATATCCCAAGAAGATGTATTATTATTATAAATTTGATATTGAATAACATGAGTAGTATGCTCATATTTTAATGCGACTTCAACACGATTGAAGTTAACAACATTAATATAATCAATTTCAACATCCCAACCTGGTGATCCATTAACTTCATTATAAACATAATAGTTACCATCGCCATATGTTTGAATGCTTGCTACATTACCTGAAACGTATGTTCCAGCGTTTAATATAATTGAATTCGCTGAGTAGTAAACAGATTCTGGTGCTACACCACTGTAGCCAGAATTTCCAGAGTAGCCAGAATAACCAGATATTCCAGATCCAGAATATCCAGAATAACCACTATAACCTGATTCGCCAGAATAACCAGAATAACCACTGTATCCAGATATACCACTATAGCCTGATATTCCAGAATAGCCTGAATATCCTGACTCACCAGAATAACCACTATAACCTGATTCGCCAGAATAACCAGAATAACCACTATAACCTGATTCGCCAGAATAACCTGAATATCCTGATTCACCAGAATAACCTGAGTAGCCTGAGTAGCCTGAGTAGCCTGATAATCCACTATATCCTGAATATCCACTAATACCCGAGTATCCTGATTCGCCTGAATAACCGGAGTACCCTGAAATTCCTGAATATCCAGAATAACCTGATTCACCAGAATAACCGCTGTATCCTGATATGCCTGAGTATCCTGATTCGCCAGAATAACCGGAGTAACCAGAAACTCCTGAGTATCCTGATTCGCCTGAATAACCGCTATAACCGGAGATACCTGAATAACCTGAATATCCAGAGATGCCTGAATAACCAGAATAACCACTTATGCCTGAGTAACCTGATTCACCACTATAACCGGAGTATCCTGAAATTCCTGAATCGCCAGAATAACCACTATAACCTGATTCGCCTGAATAACCACTATAACCTGAAATGCCTGATTCACCAGAATAACCAGAATAACCCGAAATGCCTGAATCGCCTGAGTAACCTGATTCACCTGAATAACCAGAATAACCTGATTCACCTGAATAACCAGAATAACCTGATTCACCTGAATATCCAGAATAACCCGAAAATCCACTATATCCTGATATACCGCTATAGCCACTTATTCCCGAATAGCCAGACTGTCCTGATTCACCTGAATAACCTGATTCGCCTGAATAACCAGAATATCCACTTATACCTGAATAACCTGAGATTCCTGAGTAACCAGAAATACCACTATATCCTGATATACCAGAATCGCCCGAATAACCCGAAATGCCTGATTCACCTGAATATCCAGAAAATCCACTATATCCTGAATATCCAGATTGTCCGGAATATCCTGAAGTTCCAACTTCACCTGAATATCCACTTAATCCTGAATCGCCAGAATAACCTGATAAACCACTAGCACCAGAGTAACCTGAAATTCCTGAATATCCAGATATTCCAGACCATCCGCTAAAACCAGACTGACCTGAATAACCAGAGATACCAAATTCACCACTAAATCCAGACTGACCAGAATAACCAGAATATCCTGAGATACCAGAATATCCGCTGTATCCTGAGATACCAGAATCTCCCGAGTATCCGCTTATACCTGAGTAACCCGATTCACCTGAATAGCCACTATAGCCTGATATACCCGAATATCCACTATATCCAGAAATACCTGAGTAACCTGAGATACCACTATAACCGGAAGTTCCTATTCCACTATAACCAGATACGCCTGAAGCTCCAACGACAACAGGAACCCATTGGCCCCCAATATATTGTTTTAGTATAGTGTTTTGAATAGTCATCTATTATTTTGCTTCTGGTAAGTTAAAAAAAGTTCTGGCATCTTGCTCACTATTAAACCAATACCAACCATCTATTGGATAATCATGATCTTGATATGTTTCTTTTCTCAGTTCGTAATTTGAATTGAGAACAAAATTTGGACCATATAATAATTGATCATTTTCTAATTTATAAAAACCTGGTTTATTATTCATAATGTTTTATTTATCCTACAACTGTCCAACCTTTACCTGTAGCAATGGATGGTGTGTCTGATGATGTTCCATAATTTCCAGTTACTGTGATAGACTGACCCGATACGGTAGGTAGATTCGTATAGATTTCATTAAGAGCAGTCGCTGATAATCTGCAATTTTCAACACTAAAGGAGTAATTAAAATCTTGCGCTTCTATTCTTGAAATAGACTTACAACCATCAAATATGCCCGAAAAATAATCAGACGAATTTACTGACGATACATTAAGTGCTGGAATTGCATTTAATGCTTGACTATACTGAAACATACCCACCATAGTTGTCACCGAAGATGTATTAAATGTGGGTATGGAATGAAGAGAAGAACATTGACTAAACATATAATCCATATTTGTAACAGAAGATGTATCAAACAATGGTACAGATTTTAAGGTATAACAATTATTAAACATACTGCTCATATCTGTAACAGAAGATGTATCAAACAATGGCACTTCTCGTAACGTATAACAATAAGCAAACATATTATTCATATCTGTAACAGAAGATGTATTAAATAGAGGTACAGATTTTAATGAATAACAATCGGAGAACATATTATACATGGCTGTAACAGAAGATGTATCAAATAGAGGGACACTTTCTAATGAATAGCAACCAATAAACAAACCATACATATTCGTTATAGCAGAGGTATCAAGTAAAGATACTGATCGCAGAGAAGTGCAACTATAAAACATAGATGATAAATCTGTAATTAAGCCAAGGCTTTTAATATCCACTCTCTCTAACATTTTCATATAGATATTCATAGTGCTACTGTTGGATATTTGTAAAGAAGTAAGATTAGGACTTCCAAGTTCAATATCTAACCAGTTAGCTTCATATTGATTTAAACCGCTAGTAGAGTTTCTTAAGTTAATATTCAGAAGAGTTAAATTTTGCCCTGCTTGTGGAGTTACTACAACTATTGCTTGTTTGTAATTAAGAAGAGTTGCAGTTCCATCACCTGTTAATGCTACCGCTGAACCACCAGACGTTTCTGATATTTGAAATGTGTTTGTTGTAGAATTGATTACATAATATTGTTGACCATTCGATATACCTGTTGTACCGCTAATATTCCAAAGAGTGATTACATCACCATTGCTATAACCATGATTATTTCTTGTAACTAGATCGGTACTACCTGTTAAAGTGACTGGAGCATTTGTGTTGTTAAGATCAGAATCTGTATAATCAAAAAAATGATTTGCTTGAACTCCACTGGAAATATTTTCAGTTGTTCCATCACCCCAATCAACAGTATAATTTCCCTGTGCCCTTAATGCCGTAAATGTACCATTTGGTGATACAGCAATAAGACCAACAAATTTTTGTTCTGTGTTTCCAACAGTTGGTATAGTCAACCATGCAGGATTTCGCTTCCATGATACTGCACTTTCACCGCCAGTCAAGAGTGTTGAACCTAAGTATATTTTACCTGTACTTGTTGGCATCGTTAACCTACAATTATATAAAGAGTATTTGCATCAGGTGAACCGATAGCATCGTATGACGCCTGACTTAATTGTACTATATTTGTTATTGCTGTTGCACCAGTAATTCCAGTTGGATTTGATACTATCGATGGTGTTGACCACTGTACGTCATAACTAGTATTCGACGTTTTCGTTAGAACTTGTGATGTATTACCACTAGGTGGAATTCCTATAACACCAGCACCGTTAGGATCACTCTCATCTAACCACAATATCGAAGTATCTACAGGTGGTGATGACCCTATGTATATGCCAGGATCGCCAGTTAATCCTGAGTAACCCGAATATCCAGAATAACCACTTACACCAGATCCTGAATAACCCGAATATCCTGAATATCCTGAAATTCCAGAATCACCGCTGTAACCAGAGATACCAGAGTGACCTGAAATGCCTGAATCACCAGAATATCCTGATAGTCCGTTTTGCCCAGAGAAACCAGAAGTTCCATCTTGTCCGCTATATCCAGATGTTCCTGATTCACCACTATAACCTGAGATTCCAGAGTAACCAGAATAGCCTGATTCGCCAGAGTAGCCGCTATAACCTGAGATACCACTATAACCAGAGATTCCTGAATATCCTGATATACCTGAATAACCAGAGATTCCAGAGTAACCAGAATAGCCTGATTCGCCAGAATAGCCGCTGTAACCTGAGATACCAGAGTAACCACTATAACCTGAGATACCTGAATAACCTGATTCACCAGAGTAACCAGAATATCCTGATATACCAGAGTAGCCACTATATCCTGAGATACCTGAATATCCTGATATACCAGAGTAGCCACTATATCCTGAGATACCTGAATATCCTGAAATTCCAGAGTAGCCACTATATCCTGATTCGCCAGAATAACCGCTGTAACCCGAGATACCAGAATATCCTGATATACCAGAGTAGCCACTATATCCTGAGATACCTGAATAACCTGATATACCAGAATCGCCTCTATCACCAGTTACTGTAAATGAAATGATGACGTTTGCGTCATTATTGAATACTGTAGTACCACCGGAAATGTAAGAAATTGGAACATCAAAATGTTGACTTGCTTCTGTATGAATACCAGTAATCGCAAATATTACGAAATTCGATAAATTAGCTTCTTCTGTGATCTTAGCATAACCTTTAATATCACTTGTAGAATCGTCTATTGTTTGTAGAAATGATGATATATTAGAAGAGAACCTATCGCTATCATGTATTGTTAATGTCGTTGCTGTTGAGAATGATCCAGTATTAACATTTAATTTGCCTTGACCTGGATCAAGTGTATCTGTTTTAGTGTCGAAAATGTAGTAGAAAGATGCGCCACCAAATTGACCATCTTTTCCAGAATAACCAGAATAGCCGCTATAACCAGATATACCTGAACCCGAATAACCCGAGATACCCGAATAACCAGAAATGCCTGAATAACCTGAGTATCCGCTTATACCAGAATAACCGCTGTAACCTGAGATACCTGAATAACCAGAGATTCCTGAATATCCAGAATAACCTGATTCACCAGAATAACCGCTGTAACCTGAGATACCTGAATAACCACTATATCCCGATATTCCTGAGTAACCTGATGTACCAGAATAACCACTTATGCCTGAGTAACCTGATATACCAGAATATCCAGACTCTCCAGAATATCCTGAATAACCACTTACACCAGATCCAGAATATCCAGACTCTCCAGAATATCCTGAATAACCAGAGATGCCAGAATAACCCGAGATACCGCTATAGCCAGAAGTTCCAATTTGTCCAGAATAACCAGATAAACCATTTTGTCCAGAAAATCCAGAAGTACCATCTTGTCCTGAATAACCAGACAAACCAGTATGTCCTGAATATCCGGAATATCCAGAAATGCCTGAATAACCACTTCTTCCGCTATAGCCAGAAATTCCTGAGTAACCTGAGATACCAGAATAACCAGAAGTTCCAGAATAACCAGATATACCAGAACCTGAATAGCCAGAAACACCAGAATAACCAGAAATACTAATTATTTCTTGTTGCTGGTATAAGGGGCTTGCGATTGTTGTTTGTGATGAGTGACCTACTTTAACAGTTGTTTGTGCACCAGTCGCACCAACTGTTACTTTACCGATATTTGACATTATCGAGTTACGCCTGGAATGACTGTTGCTATACCCTCAACAACTCTTGTTTTTTTATTGTCGTTAGATTGTATAACTAAATCGTATACATATCTTCCCGCAGATAAGTTTGATGTATTTGCCGCATCTAAAGAAACTGTCAATAAACCATTAGCAGAATCAGTAACTTGAACAGTAAGACTGGTTGCTGTAGTAGAATAGTATGACTTTCTAATTTGAGATGATGCTGAATATGTTGCTAAATTTAAATAATCACCTTGAAGATCATTGATTGTAACCGTAGTGGAAAAATCTGCATACTGTTCGATGACGATTTCTGAATATGCTGCCACAAAAAACTCCTGTTTTAATTTTAGTATTTATTTCCAATTTAATACTGGTAATTCTGATTCTATCTCTGAGTAATTATTTGGCATTGCTCTTTTTCCCGAATCTACATCTGCAAATATTTCAAAAAGTTTTTTCCAAGTTATATCTCTTGCTTCTACAGCATACTGACCTTCTGCTTTGAATTCTGCAACAATTGATGTGGCATATGTAGTTGCAGCAAGAATGCTGTCATATCCTTTGCTCTGTGCAAATACATCTAATCTATTTTGAACAGATTTAATAATTTTTTCTTTAACTTCTATCTTTCGTTGATTTGATTCTTCTTGTGTTGCTGAACGAATTTTCCAACTTTGAGTCCAAATACCATTTATTTGAACTGGTAAATCTTCTTCAAGAATTTGAGTAACATAGTCATAACTTGGTGGGCTAACTTTCGTAACAGGTTTTACTCCGAGTGAAGAAATATTACTTTCCGATATTGTAGTTGGCATTGATACGTCTTTAAAATACGATCTGATATCAGAATGAGTTTTAAAAACTTTTAAATCTGCTTCATAAATCCACATTAAACGTCTCCTGTATTTGTTGATGGAAATGCTCTGTTAGCACCCCATATAATTCTTACAGCACCACCACCGCCAATACCAATGTACTGACCATTTATGTCACCAGCACCACCTCCACCACCATAAGATCCACCAACACCATATCGATTCGATATTGCATAATTACCATCTTCACCACCAGATCCACCTTTGCCACCACCATCTAATGTTGAAGGAGAAATAGTCCCTCCCAATCCAGAACTTCCTTCACCATAAATTCCGACACCGCCGCCGCCACTACCAGCTTCTGTAGAGTATGCACCGTACGATGCAGATCCACCACCACCGCCACCACCATTTCCAGCAGATCCACTATTTCCTGCTACCGCATCAGAACCACCATTACCACCGTTACCTGAATAACCTGCGGCGCCGCCACCACCAGGAGAACCATTACCTGTATGTGCGCCTCCATTTCCACCACTATATGCAACATCACCTATACAGGATGAAGCTTGCCCACCTCGACCAGGTAAACTTGCTCTATTACCTCTATTTCCGCCAGCTGCGCTTACATAAGTTGTTGCACCATAAGAAAAAGAAGAAGATTGACCATCTATTGTTGGTGATGAACCTAGTGGTGCAACCACTACAGTATAAGACTCCCCAGGTACGACTGGGATATTATTTTTATAAGCTAAAGCTCCGCCGCCTGCGGCGGTATATGCAACATCTAAAATGTTAGTTCCCGGCCCACCGGCACCAACACAAACTACACATACTGTTGAAACACCATTTGGGCAAACCCAAGTGTATGTTCCACCACTTGTGTATTCAGCTTGCCCAGGTGGTATTGCGGCAGTTGCACTCAATGCTTTAGTTGCTAACATTAATAATCTCCGACACGGGCTCCATAAATTGTGGTACCAACTTTCCATAATACTATTGCTGTGTTACCAGTTGTATTAAGAGCCGGCGCTGATCCACCATTTGTTTTCCAAGTCACGGGGACACTTGTCCAAACTATAGTACGAGCACTTCCATCGTCAACCATTAAAGTTATTGATTGTCCAGATGCCCAAGTACCAGCAGTAGGTGTTGAAGTGCCAGAAAGAGTCCAAGTTTGAATCGAACCGTTGTTTGGTGATAATGCTGGCGTAGTACCACTGATCGCATATACTTCTTCCGTATAACCATCATTTAATAATCCACCACTAATATTCGCTGAAGCAAGATTTGCAGAATTGAGTGTTTTGTTGGTTAATGTTTGAGTATCTGTTGTACCTACAATAACACCAGAAGGAGCAGTTTTTGTTGCCCATGTAGCAAGATTTGCGTTATATGCTTGAACATTTGTTCCGATTGCTAGACCAAGGTTACTTCTTGCAGTTGCAGCATCAGTTGCTCCAGTTCCACCATTTGCTATTGCTAAAGTACCAGTAATATGTGTCGTCAGACCAACTTTACCCCAAGATGGTGCAGTTGCAACGCCACCAGAAATTAAAGTATTACCAGTTGCAACGCCAGCAAGTTTTGTTAAAGCTGATGATGAACTTGCATATAATATATCACCAATAGCATACGATGTTTGTCCAGTACCACCTCTATTTGCTGCAATCGCTGTTGCACTCCAAGTTCCAGTTGCAATAGTACCTAATGTGGTTATTGAAGTTGCACCTATGTATGTTCCACCTGCAACTGTTGCTAGTGTTGCATTATATGCTTGAACATCAGTACCAATCGCTAAACCAAGATTTGCTCTTGCGTTTGCAGCAGTTGACTGTCCAGTACCACCCTGTGAAATTGCAAGTGGTGAACCAAGATTCGTTATCGTTCTCGCACTATCAATAACGGTAACACCATTAACTTTATATTCTATGGTATTAAGAGCGCCAGAATTTGGATTAAAACTTAGTTTTGATGAAGATGCATAAATGTTAGAAGTCAATCCAGAGGAAACTTCAAAAAATCCAATAAAGTGATTTGAATCTACTGTGGTGTTATTGATAATCTCAATAGTAACATTACCACTTGTCAATTCACCAATTATTTGAGTTGCAAGTGTATTTGCTGCGTAAGCAGTTGCATTCGCTATATTAGCAATACTATTTGCATTATAAGCAGTTGCGTTTGCTACAGTCGCAATATTATTTGCATTAGTTGCAGTTATATTTGCATCATTCGCTGTATTTGACGCTGTGCTAACGAAATTTAAAATATCAGTATAAGTATTTGAAACATTATTCGCAGTTTCAAATACTAAATTTGATGTATTTTGAAAGTAATTAGCGTGTTCAATCAACAATTGTGTCGAAGTTAACCATTGTTGAAAAGTATTACTGGTTGAAATTTGTTGAATCGCCATTAATTACGCCTTATTTTTTTCTAATAATTGAAAAATCATTTTTTTGATATCGTTAATATCGTCATTGATCGTATCAACTTTTTTTTCCAACTCTTGCATCTTTTTCGATTGTTCTTTTTTTCTTTTGTAAGATACAAGTGCTTCGTTATTTTTATTTATCAAAGCACCCGTATCTGTTCTGAACAATCCTTGAACTGTAGTTTCTTTATCCATTTTTTATTTCTGTAAAGCAATTGCTCTCAATTCACCGACTCTAGGAACAACAGAACTGTTTGTTGCCAATAGTCCAATTTTTATTGAGAACTGTTTAAATGTAACAAGTAAAGATCCATTTGAAGCAGTATACTGAATAGGTCCCGTATTATTTGGATCGCCGAGCATGGAAGTTGGAACAACAAAAGTATAGTCAATAAAATCATTTTTACTTATAAGAGATGAAAAAGCTTCATTACCTTCTTTTGTCATTTCTATCCATGGACGCAAATTAAATTCTTGACCATCTTCTGCGTTTCGTATTTTCATCCAAACTTTAACATCAGTTGTTGGTGGACGATATGCTTTAATTTTTACGATCAAATCTTCTGCATCTTGTCCATCAGCAAGAGTTACTATTTTCGAAATATACTTATTGGTCAAATTACCACCTGACGCAGAATCTTCGTTTGTTGAATCATTATTCACAATATTTTTGATGAAAACATTATGAGTTGTGGACAAATCAAGAATTGGCGAAACGAAACCACTCAACGAACTAAATGTAGCTCTTATTAGAATTGAATTTGCAGACGAATAATCTTCAACTTCTGTAGTTCTGGACTTAATTGTATATTGTTCTGGGAACTCATAAGTTGTGTCTGGTGTAAATGTTGAATACTGAGCATATGTATTTGTCGATAGTAATCTTCCTCTCATTTCAAGAGTTGTATTTGTTTTTTCAAAATCCAATTTTCTTGGTTTGAAATTTACTGTAGAAAATACAAATTCATTTATTGAGTTAATTTTGCCAGATTTATTTGATATAGACCCACGAATTTCAGAATTTTCAAAGAATTTACCGTTAGATGTGTCAAGTATCATTCTTTGTTTATTAGAATCATATTTAACTACCTTTCCAGTACCAACTGATATTGCTGTAATATTTCCAGTAGTTGCACCCGCATTAGCTGTAAATGAACCTGTAACAAATAAGAAACCATTTGTATAGTATGTCGACCCATCAATCGCTATAACGTTTGCAGTATTACTTCCTTGCGTGATGGTGTTTCCGACATAAATTGTATTGGAAACATCAGCCAAAGTTAATATTTGACTTGACTGAATAGTTTCACCAGCAACATTAAAGTTGGCAGAAGTATTCGCAAGAGTTAAAAACTCATACGGCTTGTTACCAAATATTGCGCTACCTGTAACAGCAGTATTAAATGCTGCACGATAGAATTTTACTTTCAAATCAACATCAGGTACAATATCCCAATTTAGATTATTGTTTGTTGTATATAAAGTTCCAGTTAATTTACGACCAGTAACTGGAGTATTTGTTATAATGTCTGTCTCACCAAGTCTTGATATCCAGAAATATGTATCTGGATTTACACCTTCTGTGTGTATCACAAAAGCGTATTGTGTGTTATTTTTCAAGAATACAGGTGATGGGAATTGAACGTTATGTGGTGTTGTTCCATCTGCTGTTGTTGTTATTTCGCTTGATTTGTACCAAACTTCACTATAAGGTACTTGAGTTCGTGAAACACCACCATCGGTACTCATTTCACGAATTTCAAACCAAACACCTAATGTTGGGTGAACTTGTTTAACGAAAACATCAACTGAGGTCAAGAACACACCAGGCTCTTCTTTTGGCACTTCAACTTTGAATGAATATGCCATACAAGACCAACCAGTTTCTTCTACTGTTCTTACACCAGGTACAATTCTTGTTTCATAATTAGTTTCATTAATTTCTTGAATAGTTCTTGTCGAGAATGTCGCATTCGTTCTCTCAACATGAATACCACTTGCAAAGAAATAACTTTTCGCAAATGAAGTTGCATCAACAGAATTTGTTGGATTATCAGTAACGATAACTTCTTTTGAACCAACCTGAAATCTCTTGGTATCGGGTAGTCTTAATTTACCAACCAAAAGACCATATGAATTGGTTTTCCAAGTAGAACCTTCAGCACCATAAAGTTCTGGAAGAGGATTTGCATCATCCGTTTCCTGTAGTATTCTTGGTGTGACAAAATTCGTCATATTTTCGCCATCAAACCATGTATAATATGTTGTATTCGCTTTTAGTCCACGAACAACAACGTCAATAGTTTGAGGTCTGATATATGGAATTATTGATGTGTTAGTAACAAAAGATCCAGCTTGTTGTAACTGACTATCAGTTGTCATACCACTTGAAAGCACCAATCTTGTTTGTTCTGTCGAACCAGTTACAGTTTCGATAAAACCTCTTTGATTTGTGATAGTTTTGCCGGCAAAATTACTACTAAGACCACCAAGTGCTGCTAAAGCTTGCTCATATGTTGAGAATGTTCCGATAAGGCGATTATCTGAATCAAGAGTGTGATCGCCGGCTCTTCGTGAGTATACATTATAAATTGTAGATCCTGTGTGTACATCAGCCCAAGCACCATATGTCGATGTTATTAGGTTGTTTGCTGGCAATTCACTACCTGTATCAACCGTAGTGTCAACTGTAGTTTCATCCATCCAAACATCGGAGTCTGGGAGAAGTTCAATTCTACCAATAAATCTATAAACGCTTTGTTCAATATTTCTAGTTGTAGTAACTCTTGCCTGTTCTAATAACACGGTTTCTGTATATGGTAACGAGAACAGATTACCTGTTTTAGTAATATTTGTACTTGAAATCTGATCATAATCAAATGTAAGAGATTCCATTTCGTATACTGGACGAATCAAATTTTCTGCTTTATCAACAGCAATATTATAATCTTTATTGTATGTTGCACCTAATGAGTGATCTATAAATCCGTCAACAAAGAATCCATTTTTAAATCTGTCATTACCGTTTTCATCTGGTATTAATAAATCGGTCGTGTTCTTTTCAAGAAGAGTTAATGCGTTATAATACTCAAGATTTTCGATTCTTTGTTTTAATGTTCCAATATCCCTCATCGTGTATCTTGTGTTTGTGATTTTCTTGACAGCAACACCTTCTCTTGGCTTATTTAAAATTCTTGCGTAGGTTGTTGCTAATGATGGATATGGAGGTATATAAAGATTTGCAATACCCATGTAAATATCTGGAACCGAGGGTGAAACTGGAGCGATATCTGGAACACCAGATATGACAGAGAAAGTACCATTAATATCTGATACTACCATATCTCTTCGTGCCAAATAATAGAAATAATCACATAAAATCTGACTTGCGGGTATTGGTATAATGAAGTTATTGTTAAAGCTACTTGATGTACCAGGATTAACAGTTGCTGCACCTACACTACCCCAATCACCGGTATCGGTGGCGCTGTTAGTTTTGACCGGTCTAAAATCTAAGTAATTTCTTAAATTATAACTTTGTCCATTATAAGTTGATTTGTATATTGGTATTTCATATGTAAAAATATTGTTGGCTCTTTCTACTGTATCATCAATTGGATATGATTCAACAGAGAAATATCCAGATCCTGGACTGCCAGTTGTAACTGGTTCGAAATAATCCAATTCTACAAGTAACCATGTGTTTGCTTGTAATTCCGCTTTTGGAATTATTCTAGCATGATCGTAGAAGTCATCTCTTTGGCCGTTATCTATTATAAAATTATCTGTTACTAAAGTGCCTTCTGTGTTTGACGAGAAAGTTGAATTTGTTTTTTGTCTAATTTGTCGAATTTGATATAAGTCAGAAAAACCTAAATTCACAGGATTTGTATTAGAAGACAAAGCATTGACGTTAATTTGAACGTATCGTCCTGATCTTAAACGTTTATCGATTTGATTAACATCAGTTTTTGATGCGTTATAAAAAAGAACTGCATCTATTTCATTTGTGAAAGTTTCTTTTAAATCAAAATCTAATACTCCTGTGCTTGCTGTTACATCTCTTTCAACGCCCGTAGAACCTTTCTGTGTAAGATAAATTATGTCGCCAATATTATAAATTTTATTAAAATTAGCACCGTTAACAGTTGAAGAAAATCCACCATTTGTTCTCACAATTAAGCTTACGTTGTTTGTGATGGATTTGATAACGTGCGAGCCGGTTGTTCCATTAACACTAATTGTGTCATTAACATTAAGATTGGTAAATGTAGTACCAAGACCAGTCACAACATTTGAAGATGTTGAAACATTTACAGTACCTGTAAGTTGTGTATTACTTAATTCTGTAACATATAAAACTAATGAGTGTTTTTCGGTATCACTTAATAAACCAGGTGAATAAGCATGAGTTTCATTTGTCGTAACCTGAAAAATTCCAGTAGTATCAATAACTATGTTTTGTCTATCTGTAAATGTAAAATTCAAATCTGTGGTTCCAGCACCATCAGAGCGAACATTTTTTACATAATTTGATCCAAGACCATAGAGCATTAACGCTTGAGTTGGATCCTGTATTGTTGAACTAACAAGATCAGCAAAGAAACCTGGAGCTGTTGTATTACCAACAGCAAGAACATTTGAAAAAGTATTAGAACCTGTCATTTGAATGTCAAAAAGATAAACGTTATAATTATCTTCTGAATTATATTCAAACGCTTTTACTTTGGCAGTACCTATTGTATTGCCAGAAGGTGTTGATTGACTTGTTAATTGTGTGTTTGATCTTCTTGTTTCAGCTTTATCATATAAATTAACTGTTTGTGCAATATCTGTGAGTGGTGCACCAACTATTTGAGTAACTTCAATATAATTACCATTTCTTGCTGTAAGAGATTCATCTTGAACACTTTTTGTTGTTATACTCTTATCTATAGGCAAATATTTTGTAACTAAGTTATTAACTTCATATCCCTTAACATATGCCAAACCAGGAGCAATGCCTAGTGCTAATTTATTGACATCACCACCGTCTGCGATCTTTAGGTATCCATCATTAGCGCCAGTATCTAAATGTTCACGAACACGAACTCCTAATCCCTGAACAACATAATCACCGGACTCATCATAAGTTCGTTTTGCAAATTCTTCATATATTTGAGCATATTGTGATCTTTGATATTTTTCAATCATTTGACCATCTCTGATCAAGAATAATGTTGTAAATTCTGGTACTGTAGTATCGTCGTCAATACCTAAGAGTGTAAGAGTTGCTGAAACTTTTAAACGATCGGCACCAGGAGCTGAATAGTTATATGAACCCAACGCTGGATCTAGTAAAGAAGCATCTTGATTTGGATTTATAATTTCTTCGGTATTACTGATCCAATTAGCACCTTTATCCTCT